CCTCCCGAGCCAGCCTGCGCGTCCGAGTCGACTCCGGCGCCTTTCCCCGCACCGGAGCCCGAGGGTGGGGAGGAGAGTCCTGCCCCCGCGCCCGCGGGGGCCGCCCCTCCCCTGACGCTGACCCTGTACCTGGCGGGGGGCGGGACCACCCACGACATCACCCTGGAGGGCGCCGAAGCCGAGGCGATGCGCAGCTACCTGAACAGCCGGAGCGGGGCGCTCATCCGTCCGGCAGCGTAGGAGGTGACCCTTGCATCTCTATACCGTCCGCTGGAACCAAGTCGTGGAATTACTCCACGCCATGTCGGTGGTGGTCGGGGAGGGTGCCGCGTACTCCTGGTCCGTGAGTCAGGATATGCAAACCCTGAACGTCTACCTGACCGACGACCCGCTCGATAGCGAGATCTATACGACGCCGGTGGACCTGGCGCCGGTCATTCCGGACATGCCCCTTGCCCCGCCCCCGGGGCTTGCCGTGTCGTCCATCGACCCGGTCACCCTGGCCCTCTCCGACGTGGATAAGACGCTCATCGTCCACGGCACGGCCTTCCGCGACACCACGGTCATTGTCTTTAACAATGTGGTGATCGACACGACCTATGTGAGCCCGGTCGAACTGAACAGTATTGTCAGCGCCACCATGGCCCCTGGCGGGCCGCAAAATCCGGTGGCGGGCACGGTGCCGGTCCAGGTGCAGCAAGACGAGACGCTGGTGCCCGTGCCCCCCACCATCACCTTTAGCTTTACCGGCACCTATATCCCGATTCAGCCGAGCGGCGTCACTCCAGGAACGCCGGGCAGTTTTACCCCGGAAGCCTCCACCATTCCAGCCAACCTGGCGGCGCTCACGGCGTTGGGAGCGCTGGGCGAAACCGTCGCCTGGCTGCCCGGGCAGTACGTCGTGCTGGGCGATGCGTCGGAGGCGTACTGGAACGGCACCGCCTGGACCGTGGGACGCACGCCAGCCCTGGCCACGGGCGCGACGGCGGGCACGCCCGGCACCTGGACGCCGGCGGAGTCGAGTGTGCCGGCCACGTTTACGGCCTTGCAAAACGCCAGCCCGGCGGTCGTGGCCGCGCCGCTCACGGCCTGGACCCCCGGGCAGCATGTGGTGCTGGGCAATGCGGCGCATGCCTACTGGGACAGCGTCGCCTGGGTGAGTGGCAACGCGCCGTAAGGGGGGAGCCGCATGTTGGCGCTCTGTACCGTCGAACAGGTGATCGCGTTCCAGCGGGGGACGATCGATGACTCGCTGGCCCCGCTGCTGCAACAGCTCACGCTGGGCGTGACGCGCCGTTTTGCCTCGCTCTGTGGCCGGGCGACCTGGGACCACGCGGCGGCAGTGGACCTGCACGATGGGGGCCTGGAGCGCCTCTACCTGCGCAACTGGCCCATTGACCTGGCGGTGCCGCCTTCGGTCACCGTCGACGCCACGCGGCTCTTTGCGCCCGGGACGGTGTTAGACCCGGCCAGCTACGTGGTGGACCCCGACGATGGCACGGTGATCTTTGTCGGCACGGTGCCCCCCGCCGGGCCACGCACGGTGCGCGTGGGCTACACCGGGGGCTTTCTCACCGCCCCGGGCGTCGGGGCGCCGGAGGATCTCACGCTGCTGGCGACGTTGCAGAGTAGTTTTCTGTTTCAGCGGCGCTCCGACCTGGGCCTGGTGGCGCACAGCCTGGAAGGCTCCGCGATCAGCCAGGAACAACGTTTAACCCTACTGCCAGAGGTCAGAAATGGCCTGTGGCCGTACCGCAGACAGGTCTTTGCGTGATGGCGACGCTTCCTCCACCGTTCCTTGGGACATGGCGAGCCAGCCTGCGCGAACGTATCTGGCAGCAGATCGAGCAGCGGCTGACCACGATTACTCTGGCCCATGGCTGGCCGTTTACCGTGCACGTGCTTGCGCGCGGGGCGGCTGACCCCCTGGCCATCCAGAGCTATCCGTGCGCCATGGTGATTCCGGCGACGGATGAGCCGGAGAGCGGCGCCTATGACACCAATCGGCGGGTGCTGTCGCTCCTGGTCCGGGTCTGGGTGCGGCCCCACGCCAACCAGCAGGTGACCCTGGAGCCGGTGCTCACCGCGGTCACGCTGGTGATGATGCAGGACCCGATCCTCGGCGGGCTGTGTGACAATCTGGATGAAGGCGCGACAACGTTCGTGTACGCAGAACTGGGGGGAGAGGATGCTGGCGCGGAGATTGAATACACCGTGAGCTATCGCACCAAGGCCGGCGATCCGACCCTGACCCCCGCTGAACCCCAACCGTAGGAGGACGTGCCGTGGCCCTGGAACGCCATTTAGTCGACCGCATCGAAGCCAGTTTTTTCCGCCGCGAAGCCGTCTATGGCCAGGGTGTGTCCCCGTATAATGCGGGGGCGGCCTGTCAGTTGACCGATTTTGACGACGCCAGTGCGCATGTCGTCTGGGACGACATGCTCCAGGCCAATACCGACGTGTTGACGGGCCGTGAATTTCCGACGCATCAGGAAATTCCGCGCCAGTCGATGACCATGACGTACACGGAGCCACGCACGAAGCCCAATTCCCTGGCCGGCATGCTGGGCCTCACCATGGGCGCGGTGCCCTATACCGTGCAGGACGGCACGCGCAATGCCTGGCGCCACCTGCTGCGCATGGGCGGGGCGACCAGTCTGCCGTCGATGGTGGTGCATGCCTCGTATGATCGGGGGACCGCCAAGACCGGCTTTCTCTATCGCGGCGTCAAGTGCTCGACCATCACCCTGTCCAATAACGGGGCCTACTGGCAACTGGCGGCGACGCTCATCGGCTCCGGGCGCCGCGTGGGGGATACGCCCAACGTGAGCATTGTGCCGATCCAGGAAAACTGGCTGCGCTGGGGCGATACGCGCTTTTTCCTCAAGCCCCTGCCGACCGGTGCGCGGCTGAGTGTGCCGAGCGGCACGGTGCAGCGCTCGTCGAGCCTGGGAACCGTCGGGACCGGCGGGGTGTTAGAACTCTCGCCGTTCATGCGCTCGTTTTCCGTCACGCTCAATAACAACCTGGCCGCCGAGGCGGGCTATCGGCCCTTTACCGGGGCCGTGCGGGGCAACTTTCACGCGGCGCGGCGCGAGATCACGGCGGAGATCACCTTTGATATCGATTCCGCCCATGAGGCGGGGTACCTGGATAACTACCTGAGCCAGAAAAACCTCGCCCTGGAGGTCGACTGTGCCAGCTATGCGCCGATCATCACCGGGGGCGTCTTCCGCTGGGGCTTCTCGCTGATCTTTCCGGCGTTGCGCCTGACCCGGCTGGCGCGGGGCCAGCAGGACCAGATCGAGACCCTGACCTATTCGGCCCTCGCCCTCGACGATGGCGTGAACGCGCCGATGACCGCCTGGGTGTACAACCGGCGCCCGCGCTATCTGGTCTAGGGGGGGGGACGGCCATGGACCTGCGTATTACCGTGGCCGGCGCCGAGGAGCAGCGCCGCCGCCTGGCCGAGTACCGGAAGCTCCTCCGGGGCCGTATCCGCACCACCCTCCAGACCGAACTGACCCAGGCGATGACCTACGGGCGGGCGCAACTGGCCGGGGCGGGGGGGCCCCAGCGCCGCACCGGACGGCTGCAGCGCAGTTTTCGCTTTCGTATTCGCCCGTTGCGCGACGTGGTGCGTGCCCGGTTGGGGTTTCTCGGGCGCGGCGTGGGCTATGCCTGGACCCAGGAATACGGCGCCGACATCCGGCCCAAGCCGCCCAGGAAGTACCTCCTGATCCCCCTGTCCGCCGCCCTGACCCCGACGGGACGGCGCAGCCTGCGGGTGCGGCGGGCCATGGAGGCCGGCAACACGTTTGTTCGGGGCAATATCGTGTATGAGCGCCGGGGCAAGAACACCATCGTGCCGCTCTTTGTGCTCAAAAAGTTTGTGCATGTGCCAGCGCGTCCGACCCTGGCCCCGACCTGGAGACGCCTGCAACCCCGGCTGATTGCGCGGCTTGAGGACGCGATGACCAACCCGCCCTCTGTGTCATAAGGACGCCGCTATGGCCTCGTCTGTGCGCGATTTTCGCCTCCACAACCGCACCACCATCACCCTGCCCAGTGGCCTGGAGGTCCTGGTGCGGCGCTGCCAACTGCAAGATTTCCTGACCTTGAGCGAGCTGCCCGTGCCGGCGAGTGGCCAGGCCGCGCCCGCGCGCGATCCCGTGGCCACTCAGCGGGAGAACCGCCTGATTGCCGACCTGCTGATCGTCCACTGTGCCCTCCTGCCGCGTTTTGTCGCCCGGGGCGAGCCTGAGCAGGAGCACACCCTCGGGGTGGACGAGCTGGAGACGGCGGATTACACGGCGCTCACCAATGGCATCCTGGCCCATTCCGGTCTGGCTCCCGAGGTAGCCGCCGAGATGCAGCAGTTTCGCCCAGACGCAGAGCGCCCGGCTGGTGGCGCAGATGGCGGAGAAGTATCACGTCCTGCCCCACACGATCATGCAGGCGACCCCGGCGGAGTTTTATCTGGACCTGCTCCTGGCGACGCTCCCGGAGGCTGGGAGCCAGCCGCGGAGCCTGTCGCCGCCGCCCCAGGAGCGCCCGGCTGGGCAGCCCAGTCTGGCCCAGCAGTTGCAGCAGTATGAGGTGACAGCCAATGGCGGAACGTGGGATTGATATTCTTATCCAGGTCCGCGACCAGGCCAGCGCCACCCTGAAGGCCATCGAGAGCAACTTCGCGGGCTTTCAGGGCAAGCTCAACGGGCTGGCCAGCGCCGTCGCCAACATCGGGAACGTCATGCGCGGCTCGCTGGCTGGGCTCGGGGCTGCCGCGGGCGCGAGCGGCCTGACCAACCTGGTGCAAGGCGTGGTCAACGTCGGGACGCAGATGCAAAGCTTGCGGACCACCATGACGGTCGTGACCGGCAGTTCGGAGAAGGCGGGCGAAGCCTTCCAGTTCGTGCGGCAGACGGCGGATCGCCTGGGCTTTGACACGGCAGAACTGGCAAAGTCCTACGTCTCCCTCACGGCGGCGAGCCAGGGGACGGCGCTGGCCGGGCAGCAGACGAAAGAGGTCTTTCTGGCCGTCGCCACCGCTGGCCGCACCCTGGGCCTGTCCACGGACCAGATGAACGGTGCCCTGCTGGCCGTGCAGCAGATGATGAGCAAAGGGACCGTCCAAGCTGAGGAATTGCGGGGCCAATTAGGGGAAAGACTCCCAGGGGCGTTCCAGATCGCCGCGCGCGCCATGGGCGTTACGACGCAAGAACTGGGCAAAATGCTGGAGCAAGGGCGCGTCATGGCGAACGACTTCCTGCCCAAGTTTGCCGCCCAACTGCAAAAAGAGCTGGGGGGTGGCGTGGAGGCGGCCTCGCAGACGGCGGTTGCGGCGTTTGCCCGTTTCCGCAATGCCCTCACCGATATGGCCACGAGTATCGCCCAATCGGGGGTGCTGGACCTGCTCGCCCAGTTGGCCAATGCCTTCGCCTGGGTGCTCAAACAAGCCCAGGGGTCGGCGGCAGGGATACACGAGGCGGTGCAGACGTACCAGCAGTCCATGGTGGCACTCAGTAAGATGTCGGCCCTGCTTCCCAGCGCGGATACCGCCGCCATGAGCGAGATGTATCGGCAGCGCTCCGTGCTGCAAACCCGTCTGGCGGGCCTGACCACCGGGCGGGAAGCGGTCCAGCCGGGTGACCTGGAGGGGATCGAACGTATCCGGGAGACCACTGCCGCCCTCGCCAACCTGGAAGACCAGATCAAACAGGCCGAAAAAGCCGCCCAGCAACTGGCCGAGGTCGATGTTATGGGGGCCGTCACCCTGCCTGTCGATCCGCTGGCGTGGACGAAGCCCCTGACGGAAGCGCAAAAAACGTTTGAGACCACCCAGGCCAAGCTCTACGAGACGCTCAAAACAGCGGGGGCGGACAGCATCGAGCAGATTGACCAGCAACTGGTGGGGCTCAGGAAACGCTACAGCGAGTTGGTGGCGCAAATCATCGCGGTCCCCGAGGCGCGTAAGGCTGAGAAGCCCATTCTGGCAGCCCAGCTCGCGGATGTGCGTGCCGCGATCCAGGTGTACGACGAGGAACGCAAGGCGATCCAGAAAAACACCCAGGAGCGGCTGGCTGCCGCCCAGAAGGAAGCCGATGAACTCAAGCGTCGGGACAAGGCCGCCCAGGATGCCCTGGTCACGGCACGCGCCGGGGTCGCCGCAGCGACCGATGGCTGGGAAGCGGCGATGCGGATTCGCCTGGAGTACGAACAGACCGACCCGGTGATGATTGAGCGCCTGGTGCATCTGGAGCGGGAGAAACGGGCGCAGGAGGCGCTGAATAAAACGGCGGAAGAACGCAAGAAGCTCTATGACGACCAGCTCAAGATCGCCAGGGATATCGTCACGGAATACCAGCTCGTCTCCAGTATCCCGGAGCAGGATCGGGAATCCGAACGGTTACGCCGCCGCCTGTCGGCCCTGGAACCAGACTTCCGGGCAGACGTGGTGATTGCCGATGAAGGGCGGCGCCAATGGCTCAAAACCGAGGAAGACGCCAAGGCCAACGCCCGCGACTTCCTCGCGCTCCAGGAGCAGATCGCGGAGGCCCTGGCGCGGATCGGCTTTGGCGAAGAGGAGATCGCCAGGAAAGAACGCGAACGCTACCTGCTCAAAGCCCAGGCGCTCACGACCGATGAAGAAGCCCTGCGGGTGCTGATGGAACAGTATGACGTGCTGCAACGCCAGAGCGAGGAGATGGCGAAACAGCGCGAATCGGCTCAGTTCATGGAAGACGTGCGCGAGCCGGTGCGCCCTCAACCCCGGACGCGGCGCGAAGCCTATGAGCAGGGCCTCGAACGCATGCGCGAGACCAACGTCCCGCAGGCCCGCATTGCCGAGGCCCAGCGGCTGGTCGAGCACCGGCTGGCTGCCGAAACCTTGAACGACGTCCTGGAGTACTCGCGGGACCTGGCCGAGAGCCTGGGGGAGACCCTCGAAGAGTCCCTGGTCGACATCCTGGACGGCGCGGCCCTGTCTGCCGAAGGCTTTGGCGCGACCATGGAGAAGATGGGCAAGGGCCTGATCAAACTGTTCGGCCAGGAGATTATCCACCTGGGGCTGATGCCGTTGCGGCAATCGCTGCGCGATCTGGCGAGCGAACTGGCCAAGAGTGACCTGATGAAAGCCATCGTGGGCTGGGCCGGGAAAGCGCTCGGCCTCGGCCTCGGCGTCGCGGGGGCCACCACGCCCATTCCTGGCATGGCGCTCACGGGGCCAGGAGGGAGTTTTTTGCCGCCGGTCTCGGTGGGAGCCCATGGCGGCATCTTTGGCGTGCAGGCCATGGCGCGAGGGGGCCTGGTGCCCTCCGCCTCGTTGCGTCTGCTGGGCGAAGCGGGTCCCGAAGCCGTGGTGCCGCTCACCTCCGCCGGCATCGCCACGTTTACCAAGGGCTTGCAGGGGCCGGCGAGCGGGGAGCCAGGCGCCGCGTCCCAGGCGAGCGCCGGGGAGATGCAGCGCATGCAGGCCATGCTGGAGCGGGCCATGCAGCAGAAGCCTCCCGTCGAAATGACCGTGATCCTCAACAATCCGGTGGACCCGCGAAAGATGGGGTTGCAGCCAGAAGAAGTGGTGCAGATTGTCGGCAAAGACATCAACAACGATGGGATTGTCCGGCGGATTATTATGCAGAAAGCGAGCAGGTAAGTATGCCGCCACTGCTGTGGATTGATGATGTTTTACAGCCTGCATACTCCGTGTTTCGTGAGATCGTGGCGCCGCAATTAAAGGCGCCGTTGGGAGCTGGAGCGATCCAGCATCGCCGGCAGTACGCCAGGCCGCTGTCACGCTTCAGGCTCCGGGCGCCGCACGAGACCATCGCCACGTCGACGCATTTGTGGGCGTTCGTGGCCTTTCACCAGGGCGATATCCCGTTTGCGTTCTCCGGCTTGCACTACGGCGATCTCACCGCGACGCCGTTTTTCATCGCCTTGGGGGACGGCGCGACGCGCGATCTCCTGCTGCCGCATCGCAACGTCTCCGAGGTGAAGGTCTACGTGGGGACCCGGGGCGCCACCGGGACGCCAGTCCCGCTGGGGCAGGTGAACAGCGCGGCGGGGAGCCTGACGCTGTCGAGTCCCCCGGCGTCTGGCGCGTATATCCGAGCGACGTATCGGTGCTGGTTCAAGACGATCCTTGACCATGAGGGGGAGACCGCGCTCACCGAGGAGCACTTCTATTACGACTCCCTGCGGTATGAGCAGATCGTGTTATTGGAGATTCCCTTCTAGTCAACGACCGCTCCCTAAAGGAAGCGGCTTGTAGCTGGCTTACGCCAGCGCCAGCAGAAGCTGGCGAGGCTGCGCTACTCTGCGCTGGTTGACGGCAGCACGAGATTTGATGTTCTGGGCGGCATTGAAATCCGCCGCTGTTTTATAGCCGCAACGCTGGCAGGAGAAACGGTCTTGAGACCGACGATTGGCTGTGGCGATATGGTGACAGTGCGAGCACTCTTGCGAGGTGTGCCTGGGGTCCACCAGGATCACTGGCACCCCAGCGAGTGCAGCCTTGTACGTCACGTACTGCCGGAGCTGGAAGAATCCCCAATTGGCGTGCCGTGGGCGTTGCTGGCGTCTGGCCTTAACCCGCTGCCTGATGCCCGTCAACTCTTCGAGGGCAAGGGCGGCAGCGGAGCGTTGCGCTCTCTCCACGAGCCGTTTGGCGATGGTGTGGTTGACATCCTGTTGAAATCGGGCTTGCTTCCCCTTGAGCAGCTTCAGCCGTCTTCGTGCAGACCTGGTGCGATGCGCTTGCAATCCTTCCCGGCGTTCTTGATACCGCTGGCGCTTGCGGTCAACAGTCTCACCACTGTACACGGTGCCATCGGAGTCCACAGCCAGGTTCACAATGCCCAGATCGACGCCCAGAACCCGCTCTATCCCGATGGTCTCTGGTTCCAGCACATCACAGACCACGGCAATATACCAGGCGCCTTTGAGGTACATCAGGTCCACCTCGCCCTTGCGAAAGGCCAACAAGGCGCGTTGGCGCTCACCACACTGGTAGGCAACCTGCATGCGTCCCTGCGTGGTCCACAAGGACAGCGTGGTATCGGAGCACAGGCGAAAGATGCGGTCATCGTAGGGTTGCGCGGCAGTGCGTCTGAATCTGCGCCTGGTCTTGCGATCCAGTTTGTACGCATCCGCGACCTTCGCAATGCAGCGCACGGTCATTTGTGCGGCAAGCCCAAACTGGGCACGACAGCGCTCATAGGTCAGCTTGTGCAAGGCGAACTGTCCAAAGGTCTGCGTGTCCCATGCCTGCCCAGCAAGCCAGGTACAGGCACGGTTCGACACCTTCAGCGTGTCCGCCAGCGTGGCGTGTTGCTCAGGAGTCGGGAGCAGTTTGAGATTGGCCACAAGTTTCATTCTTCAAGTATAGAATATTTTACGAGAAAGAACAAGCAAACCTGTTGGCCTGCAAGGCCAACCTTTGTTTCCTCTGCCGCCTAAAGACGGCAGTCTCCACAAAGGACTTTCTATGAACGTGCGCTTTTTCCACGCCGATCACCTGCTGCTCACCCTGACGGACCTGCCGCGTGAGGCGCCGGAGCTGGCGCGGCTCCCGGGACGCGGGGAACAGTTCGCCCTGGCCGATCCCCTCACCGGGACGCGGCGGCGCTATACGGTGATCCAGGTCGAGTGCCTGTACGGCATGGACCCGGCACGGGGGCGGCTTGGGCTCACCGGCATCGACATCTATGTGACGATGATCGTGGCGGAGCGCTACGCGGAAAATCCCATTCACGACTAGGAGAGCGCCCCCGATGAAAATCTTTTCCACTGCCTTCCTCGACCACCTGACGCGGGTGTATGGGGCCGGGGTGTGGGTGCAAGGGGCCGTGGTGCATCATGAGGAGGGCAACGATTACTGGGTGAACCATAACGAGCCGGTGGTGTTTGGCGGCCACACCTACGCCCCGGTCAACATGGCCTGGGAAGGCGTCGAGCAGAGTTCCGCCATGGCCCTGCCTGGGATCGAGGTCACCGTCGGCAACATTGCCGGCCAGGCGGAAGCCTACGTCGATCGGATCAGTCTCCTCGGCAAGGCCATCGACTTGCAGATTTTCCATCTGGACCTGCTGGCGGCGCCCACGGAGTACGACAGTATCACCCTGCAAGTGCAGCACATCGCCATCTCCAGCACGCATCTCACGGTGCATTGCGGCTTTAACCTGGGACTCCAGGAAAGTTTCCCGAAGTTTGTCATCACCAAGGCGGAATTTCCCGGCAACAGTGATGCCATCCGGCATATCACGGTCGTCTAACACGGGGGCGCAGGTGCTCGACATCAGCCGACTGGAACTCGCGGCGCAGACGCTGTTCGGGACGCCCTGGGTGGACGGCAGCCTTGATGTGCGCGTGGGGCTCGACTGCTGGGGCTTTGTCTGGCACCTCTACGAGGCTTGCGGGGTGATGCTGCCCCGCGATCCGTTTGCTGCCAGGCCGCTCTTTGCCCTGGTCACGGCTCCGGGAGCGCCCGGCGATATCCTGCGCTTCTGGGCGCCCGGAGCGCCCCGCGAGCATCTGGGGGTGCGGCTGCCTGGGCTGCGCTTTGCCGACTGTAACCGGCACGTCGGCGGGGTGGCGATTCACGATCTGCGCCTGGCGCTCTGGCAACGCTGCCTGACCGACGTGTCGCACTATCACGGAGCCGACGCATGAACCTGCGGTTTTACGGCTTTGGCGGACCACGCACCATCCAGTGCTACAATCCTGCCGCCCAGACCCTGGGGCACATCCTCGGGCCACACGCCGAGGCCGTCGCCCTGGTGCGCTGTAATGGGCAGGCGCTCGTGGCCTGGGAGACCTATGTCCCTCAGGCCGCCGATGAGCTGGAAATCTGGTTGCGTCCGGGCTGGGCCACGCCCATCATTGCCGGCATGGCGCTCACCTGGGGGGCGCTGGCGACCCAGGTGGCGCTGGCGGCGGTCATGTTCGGCATCAGTTACGGCCTCAGTCTGCTGCTGGCCAATCGGCCCGATCCGACCCGCGAGCAGAACGCCTCGCAGACCTTCGGCATTGCCGGGCTGTCCAATACCACGGCCCTGGGGACGCCCAAGTTCGTCGTCTATGGCACGCGCCGCGTCTTTGGGCATCTGATCAGCTCGTATGTCTCGCTCGAAGGGCCACCGCCGAAAGAGGCCGGGGGGTATCGCCCCTATGTGCCGCCCCCGGTCATCTACGAGCCCCCACCGACGGGCGAAGGCGGGGGGTTCAGGCAGGCGACGCCCCGGGCCGCCGAGCTGCCTGGGGGCGGCTTCTATGGCACCGGGATGAGCTTTAGCGCCACGTACTACATGGGGGAGGGGGAGGTCCAGTCGCTCAAGAAAATCGAGATTAACGAAATCCCCATCGCCAATTATGCCCATACGCACTTCGAGGTCCGCCGCGGGACGGCGGAGCAGACCAGTACCCAGGGCTCCGCGACCCAGGTGTATCAGGACGGGCGCGAACTGAGCCGGGGGCTGCCGGTCATCTATCAGACCAAAGGCGACCAGATCAATGATGTCCGCTTGCTGTTTGCCGTGCCGTTCCTGCAATACATTCGCGGGCGCGATCAGGACGTGCGCGTCGAGGGCGGCTCGATCACCATTCGCGTTGAACGCAAAACGGTTGCCGCCCGCACCTGGTCACGCATCAACGTCACCCCGTCCACGGGGGCGGACAAGGGCAATGGGGTCATCCGGGCCAATACCCAGGGGAGTTTTTTCTGGTCCCTGCGTCTGACCATGCCGGCCAAAGCCCGCTGGCAAATTCGCCTTACCGCCATCGAAGTCATCAACGAAAACAATGCCTCGGCCAGCCTGTTTAACGTCGTCGAGACGGATAGCCGCCCCGGCGCGCCCCTCACCTACCCCAACAGCGCCGTGCTGACCATCTACGGCATCGCCTCGAAGCAGATTACCAGCCTGGAAGGGATGCAAGTCTCCGCCATGATGGAGGGCCGCAAGGTCTGGGTGTGGAACGGCGTCGTCGACCGCAAGCAGTTTAGCCGCAATCGGGTGTGGATCGTGCGCGACATCCTGACCGACCCTCGCGTCGGCATGGGGCATCG